GCAGGCGGCGCGGTCATAAAGGTTTTGGACAACCGTCCGGCTGCGTCGATTTCTTTTGTGATCTCCACGTGACGATGAAAATCGTATACATTGTTCTGCGCGAACTTTTTGAACGTGCGCTGCACCTGACTGATCGGCATTGCGCTGATCTCCTGACTGGTCAGGAAACGATCCCCGGAGGACGGCCAGAATGCGTGGGCGTCGAGCTGCCACTCTGCCAACGAATAATCCTCCTTGGATTTTTGCACCGGTTCATCCGCATAGGCTTTTGTCCGGTTCGTCGGTAGCTTGCGGAATAGCAGAATGTATTCCGGGCAGCCTACGCCCATTTTGCTGCCATCCTTGCACTGCTCTGTATAGCCTAGCCGGTAGGTCTGGTTATTCTCCCGCACGACATCTGTAACCACCGTGATCATGCCAAAATACTGAAACCCGTGCCGCATATAGTGGGCGATGCACAAAGCGTGGAACGGTTCGATAGTCGGCATCCCGGTCCCGGTCTGGCTGCCGAACAACACCCGATCTTTGACATGGCAGGCGAACACTCTCCCCGGCTTCAGGACGCGCAGCAGATGCGGCGAAAGAAAATCCATCTGCTCGAAAAACCGCTCCGTGTCCGGATTGTGTCCGAAGTCGTTATAGCTGGCCGTGTATTCATAATGGTTTCCAAACGGAATGCTGGTGTGAATCAGGCCCACGCTGTTATCCGGCATGTTCTCCATTTCTAAAATACAATCGTTATTGATTGCCCTGTAATGCGCTCCCTGCTTTTCCAATCGTTTCACCCCTATGTGTCGTTTCAGCTTTTCGATGATTGATGTACCTGACAATCCATATTTCTTCACGATAGCAGCCATTTTGGCAGTCATTTCATCGTACTGCTTCCATTTCTTTTTCAATGCCGCGAGAACTTCCGCCTCGGTATCCATGTAAATGATGTCGATGATTACCTGCTTTTCCTGCAAAAAGCGGTAAATGCGGTGAATGGCCTGAATAAAATCGTTGAACTCATAATCAATTCCGACGAATATGGCGCGGTGACAATGCCGCTGAAAGTTGCACCCGGATCCTGACAACTCTTTCTTTGTGGCAAGCAGCCGGAACTTGCCCTCGGAAAAGTCAATGGTGTTTTGCTCCCGGGTGTCGAGATCCTGCGAACCGTATATCTCAACGGCATCTGGCAGTATCCTTTTGATCTCCCGGCGTTCGTCCTCCAGATCGTGCCACAGGATAAAATGCTCGAACTGGCTCCGATTGATGATCCGCTCCGCTTCTTTTACCCGCTCCGCTATGCTATCGCGCTTGATGCGATGCGCGGCCGGCAGGGATACGGAAGCGTCCTGAAACAGCCTTACCTGATCATTTTTATCGATTTCCGTCGTGTTCTGGGATTTCAGTTCATGGTAAAAGACTTTGAGCGGCGGCAGATCATAGCCGGTGTCGTCATAGCCTAAATCGGACGGCTTACTGATGTACAGCGCCCAGCTCGACACCCACAACCAGAAATCATCCTCTTTACCGGGATACAGTGTCAGGTTGTTGGCCTTGGTGCTGTCGCGCTTGAAAAAGCGGGTGAGGGCCTGCCCGGTGTCCATTACCTCCAGAAATCCGGCGTAGTGAATCAACTCTTTGTATTTGTTCGGGGCCGGTGTCGCGGTGGCGACGAGTTTAAAAGGAACACCCTTAAACTTGTCCAGGAACACCTGATAGGTTTTGCTCCCGAAGCTACGCAGCACCGATGCTTCATCGAGCCCCGCGGCGGCTGTGAAATAGGCGGGATCTATGTCCCCGTCCCGGACGCGCTCATAGTTGGTAATCAGGATTTGATTCTTGCTGTTTCGGGCCTCTTCCATGGTGCGTACATATTCCGGCGCCGGGATTTTGAGTTTGTCCAACGCATCCCTGTAAAACTCCTGCTTGACTCCCAGCGGCATGGTAATCAGAGACTGACCGCCAGCTCGCTCCGATACGATTCGGGAATATTCCAATTCCTGCATGGTTTTACCAAGGCCAAACGCTTCAAACAGGGCGCGGCGGCCGCCTTTTACCGCCCACATTACCGCGTCGCGCTGGTGCGGCTTCAAGATCGGGTTGACGTCGTCCGGTGTAATGGTAAACCCGCTTTCCGGGGCAATATCTATTTTGGATTGTAAAAAATCCAGATAACTCATGCTGTATCACCTACTCTTCAAACTTAGCGTAATCTTCTCTTGGCATGTCCAGCCCGATTTCATCACATATGATCCGGTCGAGGTGTTCCCAAAATATCGAGTCATTTTTGGCATCCGCTCTCATGGCATTTACTTCATCATATACGGCCCCAAGCCGGGCCGCTCCAAAACCAAAGCGACGATTCAGAGCGCAAAAGGCAAGCTTCATGCACCGACGCAGTATTTCATCCTCTTTTTCGTCGATGTAGGATTGCACAACCTTTTTTCCGACTCCGGACATAAGGCGCTGCGGTGGAATTCTGGCTTTCATTTCCATTTCACCAGCCTTTTCAGCTGATCAATCCAGCCGTGAATATCTCCGTCCAACCGAATTCCGTTCATTCGGTCCATAAACAAAACCGCTCCGTTAAATTTCACCCGGAAATATTCAATCTGTGACGGCTCCACATATTGATGGTTAAAAATATGTGCTCAACAAAAATACCGGCGTAGCGCACGATCTAGACCATGAGGATACCAATTGCCAAATTAATGAAATCCGCAAGGAACATATTTATGCTTCGGATTATTTATACGCCGATATTAAAAGTCACAGCGACTACAAAGAAGATTGTGATTATTGTCTAAATAAGGATGGATAATAATCAGCCCCGATGCTCACGTTCATACCGTGAGCATCTTCTTTTTCGAGGAATAATCGCTAACCGATCAAACTCTTTCAAACAATCACCGAAAGCATCTATCATTTCATCTCTAGAAAATTCGGAACGATCTGCTATTGCAAGAATTTGCTCAACAAAAAACTTTTTCGTTTCTTTATTCATACAGCATTCTCCTTTCTGCTGGTCTTATTTCGCAAACTGCTGTTCCAGCTCAAAAATTGCCCACCGAAGCACGGCCGCGGTGTCAGGGTCTTTTTTCTCAACCTTGTGTAGCAGATCATACAGACGATCAATGCGCTTTTGTTCTAATGTCATGGTAATGCTCCTTTCCGTCGGCCTGCGCCGGCACTATCACCCCGCCGCTATGTACCGCTGCCGTAAATCACAGTCCGGGCAGACATATCCGACAGGGCTTGTCCTAATGCTTACGATCCATACCCGCCCGCAGCGGGTGCAGGCGGCGGTCATGACGTTTGCTGCAAATCCAGATACTGCAGCAGATCGTCCAGGTTTATCAGCCGCTTGCGCCCGGCCATAACCGATTTGACTTTGCCGTCCAGCGCGAGCCTTCGGATAAAACATTGTGTCACCGCAGTGTTAGGATCTACGGCTTTGATTTCTTCTGCAGCTTCTTTGAGCAGCCTCATACGGGGGATTGGCATTATGAATTACTCCTTTCAACAAAACTAAATGTTTGTGTAATTTAACAACAAAATTATTACTTTTTAGTAGAACAGGTTTTGTAGAGTTATGCTTAGCTTTGCACAGTAAGAATTTGTCAGCGGCATTTTGTAAATTGTGCACAAACACATATGTTGTACCAAGCTTTACAAATTTCTCAATATGTAGTACGGTAATGTAAAACATACGAGGAGGTGAAAGACTATGGCAAAAAGCAATCCGAAGCAGACAAGCCCTAAGGCGGCATCTGCGGCGTCAAAAGTTCTTCGAGATGGAAGAACTAGTTCAACCAGCAAAACCGCTGCTGGAAGCGCGCTGTCCCAGGCAAAACCAAAATCTAAATAATCTCTACCAGCTGAGCAGGATGTGAGCGCATTCTGCTCAAACTCTTTTCTCTGGGAAAAAGATATGCTTTATCTCCTGGGCGGAACTGATCTTAAGTAATTTACAAATCTGCTGCACTTCTGTAAGCGACCAATCGTATTTCCCATGCATCTTCTCTGAAAAGGTTTTTTCATTGAGACCCATTTTCCATGCGAGCTTTCGCTGTGATGTACCGTGCTGCGCAATTTTCCCACGCAGTAGACTATCGCAAAACACCCTCTCCCCTCCTTTCTAAGCTGATTTCTGATCGTCATCATTTGGCTTCGTGGGTTTTAAAAAGAAATTAGTATCTACGCCCAAAGCCCAGCAGATATTTGAGTACTCTTCAAAGGTGAACCTGCGTTTTCCATTAAGCGCCAAATTAAGTTTTGGCAAAGGTATTTTAGCTTTCCGGCTTAAATGCGTCTGGGATATACCGTTAGAATTTAAAAAGGCAAAGATTTTTGCACTGACACACATCGCCCTTCCTCCTTTTTCGATTATTTCGAAGTTTAAGATTATTATATTTCGATTATTTCGAAATGTCAACATACAATTTCAGAATTTTCGAAATTAAATCTTTACAATTTCGAAATATTATGCTATGTTATTTACAAGAGAGGATGTTGAATATGACGTTCGGTGCGCGGTTACGCCAAGCCAGAATAAATGCAAAAATGACACAAAAGGAGCTTGCAGGTAAAATCGGAGCAAAGCATAATTCAATAAGCAATTGGGAAAACGATCAGAACAAACCAGATCCTGATACAATAGAATACATATGTGGTGTGTTAAACATTACACCAAACTATCTACTTGGGGCATCTTCAGGTGAAAAAACGGTTTTTCATTTTCCTAATATTGAGCCCCTTCCCAAAATGAAAAAAATCCCCCTGCTCGGCACAATTGCCTGCGGGGAACCTATTCTTGCAGAAGAGAACTTCGACGGGCTTGTGGTCTGCCCAGATAGCATTGAAGCTGATTTCACCTTGCGCTGTAAAGGTGACAGCATGATAAACGCTCGCATATTCGATGGTGATTTGGTTTTTATTCGTCAGCAGTCTGATGTGGACAATGGTCAGATCGCCGCTGTTCTTATTGACAATGAAGCCACTCTCAAAAGGGTATACAAACAAGACGGCAAACTAACGCTCATGGCAGAGAATTCTGCATATCCGCCCTTTATATATTCGGGGCAAGAGTTGGAATATGTGCGCATCCTTGGGAAAGCGGTCGCGTTTATGAGTGCCGTAAGATAAGAAAAGTCCCATACACTACCGCTAATAGTGTATGGGACAAAAGCGGAAAGTTGAGAAGCACTCTCCTTATTTAATTATACAACATTGGAAAATGTTGTCAAGAAAGGGAGAACTTGTTATGAAATGCTCAAAATGCGGCGCAGAGTTTGAGGGAAAATTTTGCTCAGAATGTGGAACACCTGCAAATGTACAGCCAGACCAAGCCCCTCCATCAACCACACAGCCCCCCATATATCAGTCACCAGTAGTCCCTCAAAAGAAAAAGGGTGGATGTTTGAAAGGCGGTCTAATTGCTCTGGGCGCTATCGTGTTGATCGCTTTGATTGCCAATCTGGCTGGCGGGGATGACGGCAAGCCAACAGTTGCTTCTCAGGCACAATCCAGCACAGTTTCTGCTGATGCTCCACCCAGTTCAAAACCAGAACAACCTGAGCAAACTGTTTTCGAAGTAAATCAGCCTGTTCAGAAAAACGATGTTGAGCTTACCGTTACAAAAGTGGAAAAATCGAACGGTACGGATTATGACAAGCCAAAAAGCGGGATGGAATTCGTAATTGTAACTGTTAAGTATAAAAACATCGGCTCCAAGGATACCGTTTCATATAACCCATATGATTTTAAGATTAAAAACAGCAAAGGACAAATTACCAGTCAATCTTTTACATTAGTGAATACAGACACCGCCCTTTCTAGTGGCGATTTGGCTCCCGGTGGAGAGATTGAAGGCACAATCGCCTTTGAACAGCCTGCAGATGATGCCGCACTAGTTCTTCAGTATACCGGAAACATCTTCAAAACAGATTCTGAAATCGACTTCAAATTAAACTAATAAGGGGAGAAGCCATGAAAAAGGTAATTGTATTTCTGCTATCTGTTATTATGTCCTTGCAACTTGTGGCCTGTGGCCCGGCCAGCTCCCCATCGGCTGCATCTGGTGATGCCAATTCTGAATCGCACATTTCTTCAGCGGTTACCTCTGAAGGATCTTCTCCGGGCGTTGGTGCTGAAAAGGGGTTATTCGATGTATCTGTAACTTTCCCGGCAGAGATGTTTGAAGATACCGACTTTGAAACGATAAAGAAACAAGCTGAAGAGCAAGGTATTAAAAGCGTAACTAAAAACGATGACGGTTCGATCACCTATAAAATGTCCAAAGCCGATCATAAAAAGATGATGGATGACATGAAAACCAGCACAGCTGAAACTTTGAAAGGCTATGTAACTGACACAGATTTAGAGTCTATTACAGACGTTTCCTTTAATGATGATTTCAGTCAGATCAAAATATCCGTTGATAAAGAGAAATACGAAAATAGCATGGACTCATTTGCAGCCTTGGGAGCAGGGTTCCAGGGCATGTTCTATCAGTTGTTTGACGGACGTAAAGAGGCCGACGTGTCGGTGAAAATTGATTTTGTTGACAACAAGACCGGTGAAGTATTGGATAGCACCACATACCCGGATGCTTTTAATGATTCTAGTTCAAAATAATAAATAAAAAGCCGCTCCACCCTGTTTGCACCAGGATAGAGCGGACACCATCAACCACGGGCTGACGGCACATATTAAATGCTTTTATATTGTACCAGTTTAGCCCGGAATAATCAATAATCCCGGGCATTTTTATGCCCTTTTTTAGGAGGCGCAATTTTGGCAACGATAACAAAGCGCGGCGAAAGTTACTTGATTCGATGCTTTGATACGATGGCAGGGAAGCAGCGATCTAGAACATGGAAGCCAGAGTCCGGCATGACTGAGCGCCAAATAAAAAAGGCGCTCAACATCGCAGCTGTAGAATTTGAAAAGCAAGTGGCAACGGGTTCCTATATCGACGGAACCATTACCTTCTCAGATTTTGCTGAGCGCTGGTTTGCTGACTATGCTGAAACTCAGCTCCAAGAAAGCACTTTTATCAGCTACAAAAACAAGTTGCCGCAAATAAATGCGGCTATTGGGCATATAAAGCTTGCTAAGCTTCAACCAAACCACATTATTGAATTGCTTAAGGGTCTATCCGCAGAGGGCGTAAGGCGTGACGGGAAATATTCGGCAAAGCCGATCATAAAAGAAACGTTGAAATCGAAGCACTTAACGCAGACGCAGCTTGCCTCTGCAAGCGGGCTCTCCAGAGCACTGACAAATCGCTGCATTAAGGGACAGAACGTTTCGCGCCGTACCGCTCTGGCCGTTTGTGGAGCCCTCAACCTAAAGATAGAGAAAGTGTTTGAATACCACGGGAAAAATAAACTCTCTGGAAATACCCAGCTGCATTATTACCATATGGTGCAGTCTATCCTCTCTACTGCGGTTGAATGGCAGGTTATACCGAATAATCCGTGCGATCGGGTAAAGCCGCCAAAAAAGCTTGACTCCCCATCTCAGTCTGTGCTGACGGTAGAAGAAGCACAGAAACTGATAGAGTGCCTTGATTCTGAGAGCATTTTACACCGAGCGGCGGTTCTGCTTTTACTCTACAGCGGCGCCAGGCGATCAGAAATCTATGGCCTGAACTGGGAAGACGTTGTTCTAAAGAAGATGCAGATCTCCATTACAAAAACGTGGAAGCGCGGCAAGGACGGAAAGTTTAATTATTATCCGTGCAAAAACAAATCCTCTGAGCGTGTCGTTGCCCTCCCAGAGTGCTGCAGGGTGATTCTTACGGAACTTCGGCTGCACCAGAATTCACAGAGAATAAAATGTGGAGATTATTGGGGAGGGTCTCCCGCTCTCATGTTGACCGAAGTCGGCAATCATGCTTCTCCTGATGAATTGACAAGCTGGTTCCGCAGATTTTGCAGAAAGAACGGTTTCTCTGAAGAAGTACATATTCACACGCTTCGGCACACCTCCGCGACTCTGCAAATCGAATCCCATCAAAGTATTAGAGCGGTATCTGCAAGGCTGGGGCACAGCCAGACAAGCACAACAATGAATATTTATAGTCACGCAATCCAGTCAGCAGACGCCACTGCTGCAGAAATATTAGGATCCCTTTTGCCTATTAAAAAAAGAAAAACGGATTAATTTTTCACCTGACTAGTACAAAACTAGTACAAACCTGTTTTTGCACCCGCAAGAACAGCATAAATACAAAAAATAAAAACCCGCAGAATCCTAGGATTCATGCGGGTTTTCGTATGGTGCTGGTGACCGGACTTGAACCGGTACGGTGTTGCCACCGAGGGATTTTAAGTCCCTTGCGTCTGCCGATTTCGCC